ATGTCATGCAAATGGATGGAGACAAATATCTTTCTGTGGAAGGAGAATATGGGGTTCGTATAAAGCATAATCAAAGTGGTTCATTATACACGCCAATTGAAGCTAAGTATAACCAGATAAAATTAGATGTTTACTCTGGAGCGAATATGACTTTAAAAACCGATCGATTAGAATTAAATAATGGCGGTGATAGTTATTTTTCTAATGCTCCTGCAGGTATTTCGCTAGGTCTGGATAGTACGCCAAGAATTTGGAGCATGGCCATTTATAATCGAACCTATTCTAGTGCATCAAATATGTTTATAACAAATGCAGGAACTATAGGTCGATCGACTTCTGCAAGAAAGTATAAAGAAGATATTCAAGTGGCCGATGAAGTAATTTCTAAAGCAAAACGGTTTTTGTCTATTCTCCCTTCATCTTGGTACGATAAAGCTGAAATTGCTCGCGGAGACAAACCACAAAGGCATTACGGGTTTGTGGCTGATGATTTCGATAATAAAGGATTAAAGGAAGTCGTTTTATATGGTTCTTCTGGTCAAGTTGAAGGTTTAGCTTATGATCGTTTGACCATGTATCAAAATGTTATCCTTAGTGATCATGAGCAGGAGATCCAATCTCTAAAAAAAGAAGTAAGTCAATTGAAAAACAAACTAAAAGAGTTAGAAGCTGCATAGCTTCTAACTCTTATTTTATGGAGGAATTACAATGAAAATCACTTTAAAGAACAGCGAATTAGCGCCGGCAATCAATTTCTTAGAAGATATGACACTCAAGGCAAACAAAGACAGCCGCCATCGTACAAAATTAGTCAAGCGGATCCGAGAAGCGTTCAAAGAATTATCAGATGAAGAAAAGGCACTCATGGAAAAATTCAATTTGTTGGATGAAAATGGACAACTAAAAGATGGCGAGAGTCAAGATGCGAAAGATGTAGCTGGATTCAACAAGGAACAAGCAATCCTCATGGAAGAAGAAGTCGTAATTGAAGGTGGCATGTATGCCCGGAATTTTGATGAAATTCCTCGAATCTTAGAAGACTACGATGGCATGTTATCCGGAAAGGACGCCGAAGTATATGATCGGCTGCTAGATGAGTTTGAAAAGGAAAACGTTGAGTAACTAGCTTTCTAAAAAAAAAATTGGAGGAAACTATCATGGCATTAGGAGTTAAAAAATCAATTAGTATCACTGGTGAATCAAAAGTCAATGGACAACAAGCAATTTACTTATCCGCAAATGTCACAACAGACAGTGCAGGAAACACCACTATTAACCAATCGATCACGGATCAAAATCTATATCGGCAGAATCGCGTGGAATGCCGTAAGGACGTTGACGAGTTTCAAGAAAAAGTCTGGGCTATTGAAGATGATTTATTAAATGAAGTGGAGGAGCAGGCGTAAAGCTTGCTCTTTTTAGTTTATGAAAGTAGGTGGCATATGTTCAGTTGGGGGAAATTAGAATGAAAGAATTTTTGGAGATCAATAGTTTTTGGGCAGCAGTATTTGGCAGCGGCTTACTGGCTACCCTTTGGCGAGTAGGTACATGGGTCACTAAGCTAGTTAAAGCTAAAAGGGCTGAGAACGAACTTAGGGAGCAGACAATCACAGCTTTAGAAACGGCAAATAATGACCAAGATAAACGTCTACAAAAAGTAGAAGATTATCAAGCAATGGCAGAGGTCAGAAGTCAGAAAATCGTTAAAGCTGAGAAAGCTTCTTTGCACAACCAAATTTGGAACAAAGCAGATGAGTACATTAAGCGTGGATATATCACTGTTGGTGAGTTGAACAACTTTGATTATCTATTTGAAGCCTATAAGAATCTAGGTGGAAATGGAACTGGCGACACATTACGTGCCAAGGTATCTAATTTAAATGTACGTGATGAAGGTATTCTGCAACAAAAAGAAATTGATGAACATTAGGAGGAACTATCATGAAATTAACAAACAAACAGTATGATCTAGCTAAAAAAGTTTTAACCGTTGGGGTGCCAGGTATCACGGCGTTTATCGTAACTCTAGGTGGTTTATATGGATTTTCAACAGAAATCATTGTTGGGACGATCACGGCTGCTGCAACTTTAGCCGGTGTGTTCTTGAATATCGCTAGCAGCCAATATCAAGATGAACAAAAACTAGATTATGGAGACGGTCAGGAGTTCACAGATAAGAAGGAGGAATAATCCATGTCTTCAATTGAAAATATGATCAAATGGTTTCTAGACCGTGAAGGTAAAGTAAACTATTCAATGACAAGTCGTTTGGGTCCTAAAAGCTACGACTGTTCTTCTGCAGTATTCTTGGCCATGATCGCAGGTGGTTTTCTACCTAGCGGGTCCATGGGTAACACTGAAACATTATTTGCAATGTCAGGTACTAAATTGAAAGAAATTAGTCGATCAGAAGTGAAGCGTGGAGATATTTTTGTTGCTGGTACTCCTGGTCAGTCTAATGGGTCAGGGGGACATACAGGTATCTTCCTAAGTAATAAGAGTTTCATTCATTGTTCATACTAT